CGGCCATACGTGGAAACATCTGCGCGGTCTTCTCTCTGGTTGGGCCTTAACTTCTGCCCTTGGCACGCTACTCAACTACATCGAGTTCATGGGGATCACAATCGTGACGCGCGGTGTCATGCCGTCCATCGACGAACTGTGTCTTCAGGGCGACGACGACCTCATCTTCGCACACTCGTGGAACTCGGCAGTCACGCTGGTCAAAACCTACATGCGCGTGCTGCCCGTCAACCCCGGAAAGTTCTTCGTGTCTACTCAGCGCACGGAGTTCCTCCGCATGGTCATCACAAAAGATCGGGTGACTGGGTACGCTGCCCGTGCCATTCCGTCTCTGCTCTACGCAAACGCGTGGGCAGGCGGGAAGGTCACGGTGCAGTCGACGGTTTCCGCGTGGTCGCGCCTGGTCCAGCGCGGCTGCCCTCTCGGGCGGGTAAGGGAGCACGCGATCCGCGATGTCTGTGGGTTCACACGAGCCCCCAGGCGGCACATCGAGGACCTGTTGGCCACTCCGAAGGCGGTTGGGGGTCTGGGACTCGAGGTCGGGCCTTCTCGCCGGTGGCGGCGGGTCGTCGAGGACAACGTCTCATCTGATGGGCCGTTTGAGACTCGACGGGTCGCACTCACTGACGCAGAGAAGGTCCCGCCACGTGTTCGGCAGATCGCTGCCACCAACATGCGGTCGCACGGGGGGTTGTTTGGGGACATGAGGGTTGCCAGGGCGGCGGCGGACGCCGTCCTCGCGGGGGTACAGGGCACATCCTGGGGCGCTCAGATGGACACACGCATTCGAATCGAGAGTGTGGAGGTGCAGCCGGTTGCACACCTGCTGGACGGAAGATTCGTCAACGTCGCCCCTCCCAGGGCAACGATCGATCCGATGTTCGTCCCCTCGGTTCTTCGCGAGCTGTTGAAGGGCGGGTGGGAGTCCGTGTCAAAGCTGTTCTTCCCGCGAGACCACGAGCGCGTCCGAGCCAGGTGGTCTGCCTGGAGTAGGGCTGTCTGGTTCGACTGGGTCACAGGCCGGCTCAAGCCTAAGGGTTGGAGTGACTGGCGGATGGGCTCGATCGTCGCGTCGGCGGTGTCCGACGCAGTCGGGTACGATCTGTGGTTGCCGCGGGGGAAGGTGAGTAGGGATGCAGTCGTAGTTGGTATGTTAGCCACCGAGAGTCACTCGCGCCGCTACCACGCGGAGGACCTTGTGTGGATGGGGGGTTAGTCTGGGGTAGGTCGTCGTCCTGCTGAGTTGGATCTCAGCACCACAACCATCGTATCGGTTGTGCGGGTCGGAGCGCAAGAAGAAGCCTGTTCGTTCACAGGGAGGGACCACTTCTGTGGTTGGTCCGAACGGGGGAAAG